CTTCAGGTGTAAGAAATATTTTGTTTATCTTCATGACTGGTCCAGCGTGGAGATAGTTGAAAATAACCATCAATTGTTGTATAGTAGTCGTTATAAATAATGTTTAATTTGAGGCTTCTGTAATGCAAAAAGAATATCACTATTCTGAGATCTTCTACTCCGTTCAGGGTGAAGGTCGATACACTGGTATACCGACTGCTTGGTTAAGATACTTTCTTTGTAACCTTCAGTGCGATGGTTTTGGCCAGAAGGATCCTACCGATCCTAAGACTTATAAGCTTCCCTATAAAGAGATGAGTGTCGACTTCATTAAGAGAGTCGAAGATCTTCCTGTGTGGAAGTATGGTTGTGATTCTTCCTACTCTTGGGCAAAGAAGTTTAAGCACCTAATGCATAAAGGTACGCCCGAGTACATTGCTAATCAGATTCTAGGTTCTATTAGAACAGAACATAATTCAGAAGCAAAGTTTGACCATCCAGCAGGCCAACCAATCCACATGTGCTTTACGGGTGGCGAGCCATTAATGAAGCATGCTCAGGATTGTACTATGGGTATTCTTGATTACTTCGATAGGATTAAGAATAGTCCTAAGTTTATTACATTCGAAACTAATGCTACTCAAGCATTGAAGCCAGAGTTTAGTAACTTTATGACTAACTGGAGAGAGATGGGTAGAGAGATCTTTATATCGTCTTCTCCTAAGCTCTGGACTACTTCTGGTGAAACAAACAAGGATGCTATTGTTCCTGAAGTATTAGCTGAATATCATTCCCTATCCAGAGGACATGGACAGATTAAGTATGTTGTCAATGGTAAGAAAGAAACATGGGATGAAGTTGAGCATGTAACAAATGAATTTAGAAAGGCTGGTGTTACATTTCCTGTTTGGATTATGCCAGTTGGCGCAACAGAAGAAGGACAGACAGGTGAACTCGAAGGATATATGAGCGCTGGCGCAATTGCTGAGGAGGCCTTCAAGAGAGGCTACAATGTGTCGGCAAGAGTCCATGTTTACTTGTGGGGCAATACAATTGGTGTCTAAAACGACAACACTGTTGTCTGATGATATTGTGTACCTGAATAAACTCTATGATAGATTAGAGGGGAAAAGGTATACAAGATACTTCAATCTCTTTTCGGTTATTAGAAAAGATATTAGTAATCAGTTGCAGGATCCTCAGTGGATTTCAATTAACGAAAAGTTATCGCAGGGGAAAAGGTGTATTGCTAATTATTTTTTACTTTATGATGAGGATGCCTTCACATATATCCATAGAGACTCCCCCGAGAGAGTTACAGACACTGCTATAACATTGATTGATAAATCAAGCGATCTTGAGGGTGGCGAGATTATTATATCTCAGAAAATAAAGAAATGTAAGGTTGGTTTGCACATACCAACCGATGAAGATATTCTTGCTAAAAAGGAGCAAGGTATCTTAATAAACAAGGCTATGTTCTTTACTGTCATTCCACAAGAAGTTGGTGAGACAGTATGGTATCCAGCCCAAATGATGCATGGCGTATCTCTAGTTACTAGAGGTTATAGAAAAGTTCTTATATCATGGTACAAAGACAATGAAAATGATAAAGTACAAAAAGAAGCAGTTTGACAAAGACATTGAGACTCTCGTAAGAAAGATCAAAAAGTCAAAAGTTAAGTATAGCTACATTGTAGCACTATCAAGAGGCGGGCTGATTCCAGGTGTCATTCTTTCGCATAGGCTAGGTCTGAAGTTGGTTCCTGTCACCTGGTCTACAAGAGATGGTGGTGATAAAGAAAGCAATTGCTGGATCCCTGAAGATGTGAATGATGGTCATAAGATCCTCGTTGTTGATGACATTGTCGATAGTGGCGAAGCCCTAAAATCATTATTCGAAGATTGGAACAGCTCTATCCACAATCAGTTGATGGTGGAAAATATCCACGTAGCAACCTTGATTTATAACAAAGATCAGGGTATAGTACCCAAGTTTTATGCTAACAAGATTTCAAGAAAGAAAGTTCCAGAATGGTTTGAGTTCTGGTGGGAGGTGTGAGATGGCTAGTAAGTTTTATTCTACAAAAAGGATTGGTCCCATTTCCACTGGCCACCGTCAGTGGAGAGATCAAGGTCACTGCAGATGGGCACATGGTTATGGTCGCTATGTTAAGTTTACCTTTGCTTGTGAGACACTAGATGATAAGATGTGGTGTATGGACTTTGGTGATCTAAAGTGGGTCAAGAAGTGGTTAGAAGACCAGTGGGACCATAGAATGCTAATTGCATCCGATGACCCTTTGCTTCCAGAGTGGGAGAGACTCCATGCAGTAGATGGTATCAATCTTAATATAATGGATGTTAAGAAAGGTCATGGACCTGGTATTGAAGGGTCATGCAAGTTTGTATTTGATAATGTTAATCCCAAGATAAAAGAGTTGACTAACAACCGCGTTTGGATTGATACTATAGAGATCTACGAGCATGAATTTAACTCTGCTCTTTATGTTAACCCTGAGGTGTGAAAATGGGTATTGATTACTCTAGCAAGATGCCAGATCTTGTATTTAATTATGATGATAAGTTCTATTGTGAGGAGTTGCCTGACCCTCAAGTTAATCCAGTTTTACCTGGTGCAAGAGTACCTCTTCGTAAGGTAGGTATTGCTCCAGTTGACCTTCCTATTATGGTCAAGCGTCGTGATGGCCACACGCAACAGTTGCAGGCAGAAGCCAGCCTTTATTGCTCTTTGGATGACCCTAATGCTAAAGGATTGAATCTCTCGAGACTCTATCTGATTATGCATAATAAGATCAAAGACCACCTCTCGATCGATGGCATCCAAGGAGCACTAAAGGAGCTTGCCGAGAAGCAGAATAGTAAGAATGCCTACTGTAAGCTTCGCTTCAAGTATCCTTGGACACAAGATGCTCTTCGTTCTCGTAGAGACGAGAATCCAGAAGAAAAGCTTCGTGGTCATATTGCCTATAAGGTTGAACTAGAAGGTCAGTATCGTAGTGGAGAGTATAAGTTCTTCCTAACGGTTGACTATGTGTATAGTTCAACCTGTCCTTGTTCGTTTGAGTTAGCCTATGATGCTCGTAAGCATAGGGATGCTGCTGCTAATGCTCATAGCCAGAGATCTATTCTAAAGGTCAAGGTTGAGTTTGACCCTACAAAGATCATTTGGTTTGAGGATGTTGTAGAACTTTGCAGAAAGCATATTCCAACTGAAGTTCAGATCGTTGTTAAGAGACGAGATGAACAAGCGTTTGCTGAATTAAATGGTGCCAACCTGTTGTTCTCTGAAGACGTTTGCCGTATCATGTACGCTGCGTTGGACGAATGGTATGACAAGGGTCGTATTAGGGACTTCTCTTTAGCAGTATCGCATGAAGAAAGTCTACATCCTTGGAATGCTATCGCCGTTACTTCTAAGTTCAATCCTAGTGAGGTTCCTGGATGTCTCGTGTAAAAGATGCTCTCGCTTATCGGTTCAGAGGTGTATATGGCGTCTACAATGATGCTGGAGAACTAATGTATGTTGGTTCAACATCTTTAGGTCTAAAGAACCTTGAAGAGAATCATAGGAAGGCAAGAGAGAAGGGTTATGATATGACTAACTTTAGAACCCTTCTTGAAGAACATCAATCGTGGAAGTTTGTGTGGTTGATTAAACCACATAACTGTCAGCAGCCACATATTGAATTTCAAGAACAGACGTTGATTCAAGCATTGAATCCTAAACACAATGTTGATAAGGCACCTTATAAGTCCTCAATCTACTACGAAAGATATACAGATGTTCTTGAGTTGTATGGTGAAGAGTTGGAGTATTTGAATGATTAAGAAAAAGATTTGGATTACATTCCAGAAGGAAGGTATCCATTGCTATCCAGCTGCTGCCACTGACCCTAAGCTGAAGGATGTCGCCTTCCTTGGTCATCCTCATAGACATATGTTTCACTTTAAGGTTTATCTTGAAGTGTTTCATGACGACCGTGACGTCGAGTTTATTCTCTTAAAAAGGGAATTGGAGGGGTTATATGGTAGTGGAACACTGAAGCTTGACTATATGTCATGTGAAATGATTGCAGAAGAACTTCTTGCATACCTAAAGAATCAGTATCCAGGAAGAGATGCAACAATTATTGTAAGTGAAGATAATGAGAATGGATGTGAGCTTGCCTATGAGCGATACATTCCTGTTCAATCAATGAAGGATGAATAACATGACAGAATTTTGCCACATTGCTCCTACAGACTTTCTTGACCTCATTAAGGGTAGAAGTTACCACTTAACTTTAGCACATCTTGTTGACACAAGCAATGAATATACTGAGTTCTATAGGAGCCAGACTTGTGTTAACATTATGGATAATAGTGCCTTTGAGATGTATAAGCAAGGTAAGCCAATGCTAACTCCAATGAAGGTTTTGGAGATGGCAAGTATTATCAGAGCCAATTATGTTGTTATGTCTGACTATCCAGGTGAGCATTCTTCTAAGACAATCCAAGCAGCAATTGATCTAGCA